CATCATCAAGTACACCACCAGCATCAAGTAGTAGTTCTTCTTCGTCAAATAGTAGTTCATCAAGTGGAAGTTCTTCATCATCGTCCTCTTCGGAAAATAAAAGTAGTTCTTCATCGTCATCGTCGGAAAGTAAATCAGAATCTAAATCCGAAACAAAGAGTGAATCTAAGTCTGAAAGTAAATCGGAAGAAAAAAAATCCGAAAGTAAGAGTGAAGAAAAAAAGGAGGAATCTAAAAAAGAAGAAAAGAAAGAAGAGTCTAAAGAAGAAAAGAAAGAGGAAAAAAAGGAAGAGAAAAAAGAAGAGAAGAAAAAAGAAAAAGCTGCAGTGTCAAATCCAATGTTATTATCGTCAGATTTATCTACAATAGAATCACCTGATGGTAGATGGTTACAATCAGCAACAATAGGTTTGTCAAAATCATCTATGGCGGGTGATGAAACTTATAACGCTACTACAGTTATAATGAGCGATTTGAAGACTTTCATTGTAAGTGGTGGTTACACTAAAATGGATTTTTCAAATGGTAAATTAAATGCAATACATTCTTATTCATCCGCATTTGCTTATTTGAATGGTAACTATATGAATCTATTAGGTTATACTTGGATTAAACCAACACCAAAATATGGTGTATTTGGTTACAATGTAGGTTTAATTAATTTGTTGCTTAAAAATGAAAAAGATAGTTATGATCACAATATGTCAACATCTGCGGTTGCTTTTTGGACAAAACCTTATCAGTATAGTAAAAAATTAACGGTGTCACCCCAATTGTTCACAATGTTCTCACCAATATCTTGGAATAGTGTTACGGGTTCATCAACAGTTAATAGACACATGGGTTTTTTAATTGGGTCTTCTTTTGATTATAAGATAACTAAAAGATTTGGATTTAGTTTCAATTATAAATTAAGTGGTAGTACTAGCCCCGAAACACCGTTTCTTAGTAATTTTTTAATTGGGTCGAGAATGGTTCTTTAAACTTCTTTATCCAATACTAACGGTTTTACGTGTTGTCTGTGTTTACGAAAACCATAATCTGTAGTTATTTTGGAAAGAGTAATTCCAAATGATGAACATAATAAAACAAGTCCTATAAGTAAATTTAACATATTGTATTTTTTTTATATAAGTATTAGAAAAATACAATAAAAATATTAGAATACCGAGAAAAATAGGATTATAACAAGAGGTTCTTTATATAGTACAAAAAAAATCCCCATAAGTAGTTACTCATGGGGATTAGACAAAAAAATCACATGTATCTCTCCAAATACATAATAAAGAGTAAGATATATTTTTTATAAAGTCAATTCTTTGTATAAATTATTTATTTCTCCACAAGTTTCATAATCTTCAATTTCCTCAAAAAACGGCATTAAATCTCTTTTTAAAACTACCGCTTCTTCCTTATGAAAATTGAATTCTGTATCCCATTCAAGACCTTTAATCTTTGCAGACACAAAAAGTGTTAACTTCTTTTTTCTCGTTGTCTTAAATTCTTTAAAGACTTCTAAAATTGATTGATAAATAATTTTTTTGTTGTGGTCATAAAAGTCAGAAAAATCATCGTATTTCCCTTTTAATTCTAATGATTTAAACGGAGCAGATTTTTTTTGGTTAGTAGTTGACATGTTAGTAGGTTGTTAATTGTTAGTAATGGACACTAAATTATGAAAAATTTTCTAATAGACAAATAATTTTTTTTTCTATTGTTGTCTTTTCCATTTTGCAGCTCTCGCTTCAGGAGACAAATGTAAAGATTCGTCAATTGTGTGTTCAATTTTTACTCGTATACAGGTTTGAGGTAACTTACAATTTGCCAAGTAATTGTTTATGTACCCCATCATATTACCACTACCGATTGGATTTGCCGAGTGTATATAAATTTGAGGAAGAGGTATGTTTTTATTGATACTTTCACTAACTAAAAATTTACAACAATCCATGCCCGTTTTTTCGTTGACTATATTGTCATAATTTAATTCGTAATTTGGTTTTACATTATTATAATATTCAATCATTGCATTTTCACCTAAATCGTGATCTAATGAAATAACTTCAATATTTTCTAACCCTATAAATCTTACTCTTATAACAAAATCATCATAATCGCGAGCAACAATCCAGTCTTCACTTACTGGTGTTCTGATATCGTCAAGATAAATTCTTTTCTTTTCAATTTTCATCTTTTTTGAATGGTTTTGAATAAGTTGGATATATTAATTTCCAAATTATTTGTTTATAATCTTTATTATCTAACATTGCAAATAGTATTGATGAGTTTTTGTAACTCTTAGCATAATCTGCAAATTTTTTCCTTTCCGTTATACCATTAATATTAATTAATGTTTTAAATGTGTATGTGTAATCAGTATCTATAGTTTTGAATTGATGTAAAAAATTATCTTTTGTTTCTTTTACCCAATTATAAAATTCGTCAGGTACTTTATTTAATATTTCATCTAATGGTTTATCATCTTTAAGATATTCCCATATATTTCTATTGGATACGTTTGTTAATATTCTATGAAGTCTTTTATATTCTTCTCCTTTGATTTTCATGCGAAAACCATTCTTGAAACGAATTACATAACCTTCTCTATCATTAGATATTTCATCTTTTAATAAATCATATCCTTCCCCCCAAGTCTTATACAACATCACAACACGAAATCCAATATTAGAAATCATATTTTTAAAACGAACATCCTCATAACCATTATGAATGTTAACCTCATCACCTGTTTTTGTATTTATCATACCCAACAAAACAAGATCATCATAATCATACTGACACACTATTCTATTTTCTTTATAGATTATTTCAAACAAATATGTGTAATCAGTGTGTAACCTTTCGAAATTATATTTCTCTAAAAGTTCCTTTCCTTTAATCGCTTGTGATGATGTAAATGAACCACGAGTCGCCATTACCCATTCACCATTGTAATGAAAGAGAATTCCCAATGAACCATCCATTTTTTCATAAACCTCAAATGATTCGTTTGGTAAATCTTTTGGTTCATGTTCTTCGTAGTTGAAAAATTTCTTGAATGGTCGCGCAACAATTTCACCTTTTGAATTGGTAACTAAACCACGACTTTGAATAGTAATATCATCCCACAATCTTTCGTATTGAACTTTTGGGGAATAATTCCAAATAGTTAAATCAAGAGTTGGATGGGTCTGTTTATGTAACAAACCATCTTTATGATATTTTTCTAAAGTTTCTAACATTAATTTTTGGTTTATAAATTCCAATATTGTAAGTCCATTTCAACCAATTAAAAGACAAGTATCCGGCACATATTTTATTTTTGAATAATGTACTATGTGATTCTGGTTCACATGTTTCAAAATAAAGATACACAAAAGGTAATGGGTATACTGCCCATTGATTTATAAATAAATGTGAACTAAGTTTCATTTTTGTTTTTGTAGGTGAAGAAGTTTTAAAATACGATTCAATAAATTGACTCATCTATAATTTTATTTCAAACCTATTCTTCATTTGTTGAAGTTTATCGTCGGGAACTCCGTGAACATTTTCATTCCCGTGTCTATTTTCCATTATCACAGTATGAACTCTATAATTATACCTTTCTGACATTTTGTAATATTCTTCCATTTCCCATTCTTGAGTGAATGTATTGGCCACCACAATTCTTGCAATACCTTGTCTCATTCTTTCGGAACACCTGAATTGACAATAATTATGTGCCTCTTTTATTTTTGAAGAATCAAAAACATAAACACCTTCGTTGTTAACAAAAAAATCATCGGCAGATAACACTTCTTGAGGATTGTTACTTGGTTGTTGTAAAATAACATTTGCAAATGTTGATTTACCTGAACCGGGTAAACCTCTTAAAAGAATTAAATCGCCAGTAAAAATATTTTCCATTATTTTAGATTTAAATGAAAAGAAATTGGGTCGGGATTACCGACCCTTGTTTCTTATTTAACTTCTTCGTGAGAAGTTGGTTTCTGAACGTCTGAATTCACGTCAGCGGCTCCACCACCAACTGAACCCGATGTTGTAGAATCAGTCGATACTGCTGTTGTATCTGGTTGAACTGCTGTAGAGTCAGTTGTTTGATCTGCGGTTGACCCTGAACCACAAGCTGCTAATGTTAATGTAACACCAAGAGCTAAAATAAATGTATATTTTTTCATATAATGTAAATATACTAAAAATTTACCACATTACCAAATCAAATAAAAAACCCCAACGAGATGTCGGGGTTTTAAGGTCTTTCGGTGGGTTCAACCCCACTTACTTTTAAAAAAAACGAAAAGGTAATCGACAAAGAGAACCTATGAGAATATAAATATATATAACTTTAAGAAAAAGTCAAGTATTTATTAACTTTTTTTCACAATTACAAGATTTTCATCTTTGTACTTTAAAGTTATTTGCTCATTCTCTTTTATATTGCCCTTTAATATTTCCTCACTTAAGAAATCCTCCAATAAGTTTTGAATAATCCTTTTAAGTGGACGTGCACCGTATTCTTCTTGTTTGTTTAGTTCGTAAATACGATTTACCAAGGTCTTCTCAAAGGTGATTTTATACCCTCTATCAACCAATCTTGAGTTCAATTTAGATAACTCAATTGATATGATTTTTTTAAGAGTCTCCTCATTCAATGAGTTAAACAAAATAATGTCATCAATACGATTCAAAAATTCCGGATTGAATTGTTGTTTCAATGATTTTTGTATCATTGTTTTTCTAACTTCATACTTTTGTTCATCACTACCAGTTGTACTAAATCCAACACCACCACCAAACTCGGATACTTTCTTAGCACCAACATTAGATGTCATGATTACAATCGTATTAGTGAAATTTACTTTACGACCAAATGAATCTGTTAAATGACCCTCATCTAAAATTTGAAGTAATAAATTGAATACATCCTTATGTGCCTTTTCAATTTCATCAAATAAGATTACTGAGAATGGGTTGTTCTTAATCTTTTCAGTTAACTGACCACCTTCATCGTAACCAACATAACCTGGAGGAGAACCAATCAGTTTAGATACATTGTGTCTATCCATGAATTCACTCATATCAACACGAATGATTTTATCGGGGTCATCAAACAATAATTCGGCAATTGATTTAGCTAAGAACGTTTTACCGACACCGGTTGAACCTAAAAATATAAATGAACCAATTGGTTTATTACCATCTTTAATACCAACTCTATTTCTTCTAATTGCTTTAGATATGGATGCAATTGCTTCCTCTTGTCCAATAACCTTGGCGGATAATATATCTTCCATTTTTAATAGTTTCTCAGTTTCCTTTGAATCTAATTTAGTAATTGGTACTCCTGTCATATTCGTGATAATGTCATAAACATCATCGATACTCACGGGAACTTTATTGTCTTTTTGTTTTTCGGACCACTTTCTTTTCTCGTCCTCAAGTTTTTCTAAAATCTTTCTTTCGCCATCTCTTAATTTAGCCGCCTCCTCATAATTTTGAGTTTTAACAACTAATATTTTTTTCTCTTTAATTTCATCTGCTGCCTTTTTCAATTTTTCAATTGAATCGGGAATTCGTAATGAAATCTTTTTCTCAGATCCTAATTCATCCAACACATCAATTGCCTTATCAGGAAATTGTCTATCAGTAATATATCTCGTTGATAATTTTACAATAGTTTCAATAACACCGTCATCGTATTTTACCTTATGAAAATTTTCATATGATGATTGTAAGTTTTTTAAGATATCAACTGTCTCACTTTGAGTCGGTTCTTTTAATACGATTTTTTGGAAACGTCTTACTAAAGCAGCATCTTTCTCGATTGATTTTTTGTATTCATCAAATGTCGTTGCTCCAATACATTGCATTTCACCTCGAGCTAAAGCAGGTTTTAAAATATTAGCGGCGTCCATTGAACCACTAGCATTACCCGCACCTACCATTGTGTGTAATTCATCTATGAATACAATAACATTTGGCGCTTCTTGTAATTCATTTAAAATGGCTTTAATTCTCTCTTCAAATTGACCACGATATTTTGTACCTGCAACAAGAGAGGTTAAATCTAAAGACATAATTCGTTTGTCCAATAGATTTGTTGGGCAATCTCCTTTAACAATTGAGAGTGCTAATTTTTCAACAAGTGCAGATTTACCCACACCCGCATCGCCAACAATTACCGCATTATTCTTTTTTTTACGAGAAAGAATTTGAGCAATTCTTTTCACTTCTTTATCCCTTCCAACAACAGGGTCAATTTTACCTTCCTCTGCAAGTTTGATTAGGTCTCTTGAAAAGTTATCTAAAATGGGTGTGTTAGAACCTTTTCTGGTTTTTTTTGGATTCAGAGTTTGACCTCCGTCTTCGAAGAAATCTACTGCCATTATTATTTAAGTTTAATTTATACAAATATAACACATAATATACAAATATCCAAACAAAAGACAAAATGTCTAAAAAAATGTCTAACGTATGTCTAAATGTCAGTTTTAGACATTTGGTAAAAAATTTGTTTAGTATATTACAAAAAATATAAAAACTATGATAACATTATTTAAAGATCCGTTTTTTCAAAACTTTGAAAGTGCATTTGAAACATCACGTTTCATAAAAACACCCGAAACTAAGGTTAATAAGACTGAAACCGAATACAAAATTCAAGTTAGTGTTCCAGGTTTAACCAAAGAAGACCTTAAAATTTTAGTAAAAGAAGGTGTATTGAGAATTTCTTTCACTAAAGAAGAAGGTGATGGGAAAGATTATTTTGTTGAAAGTTTTGTCAAGTCTTACAACATTCCTGATGATGTTAAAGAAAAAGACATTGAAGGTAAAGTTGTTAATGGGGTATTGGAATTAATACTTCCGGTTGACAAAAAGAAACCAATTGAACGATTGATTTCACTTAATTAACATGAACCCCGATTTTTCGGGGTTTTTTGTTACTATTTATAATAAAGATAAAATATGAACAAATCTGAAATGAAACGTAAGAATATTGAAGAAGCCAATATTATGTTAGAAAAAAGAGCAAGACAAGGTAACAACAAGGAAGTTGTTGTTAAAGATACCACTAAAAAGGATAATCTTAAGGATAGACTTATGAATCAGTTAAAATCTGGTAAATAGTAAAAACCCTCGTTAATCGAGGGTTTTTTATTTGATATTTATTTGTTATATTATAGTATAAAATATAACACTATGGCAATACTAAAAGAAAACATCGAAGGTAAGAAAATCACTATTGAAATCAAGTCTTCAAATCTACAATCCGCATTTTATGAAACCGATACTGAAGATTTAACGGTAACATTTAATAACGGCTCTATTTATGTATACAATAAAGTACCTTGGAACGTGTTTACTAAATTTAGAATGGCAGATTCACAAGGTAAATTTTTCAATGAAAGTATTGGAAAAACTTACAAATTCACAAAAATTAAATGAGTCTATTTGAAGAACTTATTGAAGATTTAGAAACGGACAAGAAGATTGTTAAGTCTTTTGAACCGAAAGAATCACTATCGGACCAAATTTTCGAGGGTTCTGATGGTGATTTTTCCATGCGTGAAGATATAAGAAAACGTTTACTTGAAATATCTAACAATTTTGTTGAGTCACTTTCTATTGAGTTTTTTATACACGATATAGTGTTGACTGGTTCATTGTCTAACTATAATTGGTCAGAATATTCGGACGTGGATTTACATATTCTTATCGATTTTGATGAAATTGGTAATGAAAAAAATTCAAACTCAATTGCAATGCGTAAAATTTTTAAAGAATTTTTTGACGCGAAAAAGAATGTTTGGAATGAATCTCACGATATAAAAATTAAAGGGTACGATGTAGAACTATATGTTCAGGACGTCAATGAAGAACACGTATCATCCGGAGTGTATTCCATATTACACAATAAATGGGTGGTTGAACCTGAAAAAAATTCACCGAATATCGATGACAGAAAAATATTGGAAAAAGGTGAGGAGTATGCAAAAAAAATTGACTATCTCGTTAAATTATCCGAAAAACAAGATGTGATTAGTAAAATCGATGTTCTCAGAAAGAAAATTAAAGAGTTCAGACAATGTGGTTTAGAGAGTGGAGGTGAGTACTCATATGAGAACCTAACCTTCAAATTACTAAGGAGAAACGGTTACATTGAAAAATTAATTAAACTAAAATCAAAAATCACAGACAAGAAATTGTCTATAACACAATAAAGAACGATATTTTTTTCCCTATATCTATGTATTTATAGGATAAGAATAAGTTTATCTTAATATCAAAACAATGGCAGAATTAAAACCTCTAGGTAGTGAAAAGTTACAAGGTGACGAGAAATTAAAAAGAATCCTTGAACTTACGTACTTCAACGAAAACAATAAAAAATCCAATGCGAACAAAGCTGAGTTGGTTAAAGAATCAACTAATGGTGGTGTTTACGGTATCGTTAAAGAAAAAGACGGATACTACGTAAAGAGAGGATTAAATGAATCTTCACTCGATTATATCGGTGGGATGTTCATGAAAAATAAAAATAGATTTTCTTCATATGCTGAAGCTGCTAAAAGATTGAACTTATTACAAGGTCAAGAAGAGTTAAATGAGGCTACAAAGTATGTTTTAAAACAAAACAAACCTCAAGATGCAGCACCCGCACCTGTGGCTGAACCTACACCAGCACCTGAAGCACCCGCTCCATCTATGGATGCTGCTCCAAGTGATGATATGGGTTCATTAGATAATCCACCTGCAGAAGAACCAGCAGCACCTTCACCTGATATGGGTGGAGAAAGTTCTGGTGATGAAACTGATGAGAACGGAGAATCAAAACGTTCAGATTACATGACTGAAGTTCAAAAATATGCTGGTAAATTAGGTCAAGAATTAAGAGATTTACATGATAAAATGGAGAGCGATGACATCAAATACGTTTTAAACATGATTATTTCTGCAGTTGATTTGGATAAGTTAGACGATGACGATATTGAAGAAATAGGTGAGAAATTTGAACGTGAAGAAACCGAAGCTGGTGATTTTGACAATTCTTCAGATGAAGAAGAACCATCATCAGAAGATGCACCTGAAGAAGAAGTAAACGAAACAGATGATGCAATGGAAAAATTGGAATCATTTATCAATACTCCGGTTCAAAATAATGAGATTGATTTATCATCATATGCGGCTGGTGAACATGGGGACGAACCAGAAGAATCAAAAGGTGTAAATGATTTTAGTGAACATGCTGACTTAGAAATGGGTAACAGTATGGACATGGAAGAAGAGAAAGAAATTGATTTAGATGAAATAAAAAGTCACATCAGTCAAGCGGTTGGTGAGACTTTGAGTAAATATTTTAATCAATAAAATGCATCTAATCTATGTCAATGAAATCGGTTCCGATTACAAAGGTCAAAAACAATATGAATTTATTTTTAGTGAATCATATGAAATTGACATGGATGAATGGTTTGTAATACCGGCAGCAGCAACGACATTACCTAAATCACCATCTGTTGAATATGTTGATTTGGTAGGATTATTAAAAGACACAGATTTACAATTAGAATTAATTCAAGACTCCGATTATTTCGGAGTTATTGATGCAGTAGATGGTGTAATTTCATTAGCTTGGGAAAAATTTGATATAAATGTTGACACAGAAAGATTAACATTCAAATTTGGGGAGTCATTGGATTCCGTAAGTAAAAAACTTAAACAAAGGAGTTATCCTTTAATCAAGGAAGAAATAAAATTCAAGAATATATGAAAAGAAATATAATAGTAGGTAAACTCATTAAAGAAGGGTTTAGTGAAAAAACATTAGTTAAGTTCACAGATAAACAACTTTTAGAATTGTCTAAAAGAATCTTGTCTGAAGAGTCTACTAATCAACCTCAAGTGACCGCTAATGTAAATGACCCTAATTTCAATCAGGTAATGACTAAACTTAAACAAAGTGGAGTTCAAAATATTAACGTTACCGAAGAGGACGATAAAAAGGAAGAGGATTTAGGAGAATCATTACACGGTATAGTGATTGGTGCAATTAAAGATAGATTAACTAAAGATTTAGGTAGAGAACCTAAAGATCACGAAATTGAACATGAACATAATAAGTTCATGGATGGTTGGAAAAAAGATATTGAGAATAAACAAAAAGGTGATAAAGAACCAACAAAAAAGAAAAAATCAGTTGACGAATTATTACGTTTTTACGATGATGACGGAAACCCAATAAAAAATAAAAAGGGTGAACAAGACGCAGTTTCTACAAAGAGTAAGGACTTTAGCAAAAAAACTAAAAGTAAGAAATGTTCTGATTGTGGTAAAGATACAAAAGATTGTAAGTGTGACCATAGTCATTTAGATGAAAATCAGTCAATAAAAAATTGGGTTAAGACGTTAGCTGAAGAAAATTTTCATAGTTTTACATCAAAAAATGAAATTATGGAATTAATTAATTACAAATTGAACGAGTCTGAGGTTAGTGAACCAAAAGTTCCTGAATTTATGAGTTATAGTTCAATTAAATCTTCAGGTCCTGCAACTGCACCGACAAAACCTAAAACAAGTCCAGGTACTAAGCCAGGAACAAGTCCAGGTAAACCAAAACCAAGAACACCATACGAACCAGGAATTGGTCCAAAACACAAACCTAAAGCGGGTTATGGTATAAAAGAGGAAGATGTTATGGATGACGAGGAAATGAAATCTAAGTCTAAAGTTGCATAATTTTAAAATATTCTAAAAAATATGAAATTATCTAAGAAAAATTTATTACATTTGATTCGAGAAAACTTGAATGAGATGCCAATGGATTTTGATACCCAAGATAGACCACACCAAGATATACAAAATAAACTTGCGTCTGGTGACACACCAATAAAGAAAGTTCCGTTACCTAAAACAGGTCAGGAACCAAATAAGAATTTCCAAGAATTATTAGCATCTGAAAGGTACAAACAGGTAATTAATAAAGTTAGACAATACACGGGGGTTCAAATTCCAATGGTTGGAGAATCAGGTGGGATAGGTCAACTATCTCAAATGATGATGAATGCTCATAATATGATTGTTCAAACTGAAAGAGAATACAGAGGACAATTAGAACAATTAGCAATTGAATTGGTAATGAAAGAGATGGGTATACCTGAAGGTTCAGTACAATTTGACGCTAAAATTGTTGGTATGGGCGAAGTAGATATGTCAGATTTTAATAGAGATGAACAAGGTCAGGAAAATCCTGAAGAAGTTGATACCGAAGAAATTGAGGTTGAACAAAATTTGATGCAAGATTTAGAAACTCTTGATTTAGAAAGAGCAAAAAGAAGATTGATTAATAGTATGGTTCAGGGTTCATCTAAGAAAGGACATTATATGTACCAATTAGTTCCTCAGAAAATACAACAAATTACAGGGTCACAAGAACTTATAAATCAATATGGAATTTTAATGTCAATAAACGATACGTTATATTGGCAATTAAGTGACCAAACAATGCAAATGATGATGGGTGGCGGAGGTTCTGCCGGTGGTAGTGAAGAAGTTGAAAGAGAAACTGAACCACCGACCATTAAAGCAAGAGCAATTAATTTCCCAATATTAGTACATGAATTGATAAAGGGAATGATGGAATTATTCTCACACCAAGGGGAACCTGAAGATAAAGATTTGTTCCAACAAGTAATGCAACATGAAGACACATTAGAAAAAGAAATGTGGGATTTACGTTTAGGACCTGCGATTTGGGATAGAATTAGAAATCAATTCCCTGATGAAATATTAACTGACGAAAATAAGGTTGAGATTCAAAATTATTTATTGGTTGAAATATTCCGTTTACCAGCAAGAAGATTCTTAACTTTAATGAAAGAAGTAATTTCGGGTTCGGACTCAGGTAAAAGATTGATACAACAAATTGTTGATGGAATTAATCAAAAATTGAATGATCAAGATTACGAAGAAACAATGTCACAATTTAATGATGATTTAGAAACAATTGAAAGTAACACTGATGAGGATGACTTTAGAAGTTTTTTAAATAACTTAGGTGTTGATTTGTCAGATGACGAAGAAGACGATGATGAAGATGGTGGGGAAACAGTTCCCGTCAGAAGATAATACAAAAGGAGGTTTTAACCTCCTTTTTTTGTATTTATATATATGAATAGTAGAATAGAACAGCTTAAAGAGTATGCTAGAATTATGAAGGATACTCCATATGCATTAAGAACATATCTCCAAACATACGACAACACGCAGAAGAAATACGTTCCTATGGACTTATTCCCTGACCAATTACAATTGATTCAGGACTACGAAGATTACAACGAAAATATCACAAAAAAATATAGACAGGCAGGGGTTACAACAGTGACCGCAGCTTGGTTATCAAAAAAATTACAACTAGCCAAACCTGAGAATCCTGAGAGAGTTTTGATTATTGCAAACAAAAAGGATACTGCGGTGGAAATGGCGAATAAAATAAGAAATTTCTTAGACCAATGGCCTGATTGGTTGAATGTTGGATTTTCACCCGATAAAAACTCAGAAAGTAGATTTAGACTAAACAATGGTTGTGAGGTTAAAGCGGTTGCAACATCTGCGGATGCCTTACGTGGTTATACACCAACAGTACTTGTATTTGACGAGGCGGCATATATTGAAGCGGGTGAGGATTTTTGGGCTGCGTCTATGGCGTCACTATCTACGGGTGGTAAAATTATATTAGTATCCACACCAAATGGTTATGACCCAATTTATTACGGTGTTTATGATCAAGCATTACGTGGAATCAATGACTTCCATATAACCGATTTAAGGTGGTTTAAAGACCCTCGTTATACAAAAGACTTAGTATGGATTAAATGTCAAGATATATGTCATTACATGTTAAATAGAGAACAATATAATGACGATGAGGTTGTTCTTAAAGAATTTGATATGACCAATTATCAAGAACTTGAAGAACAAGGTTATAAACCATATTCTTCTTGGTTTGAGTCTATGTCTAAAAAATTCAAATATGATAGACGTAAGATTGCTCAGGAATTGGAATGTGATTTCTTGGGTTCAGGTGATGGTGTAATCCCTGGTGATGTGCAGGAGAATATTGCTAAGAATATGATACGTGTCCCAAAAGAAAAGTACATGCAAGCTACTTTTTGGCAGTGGAAAGAACCCGTACAAGGACATCGTTATATAATGGGTGTCGACGTAAGTAGAGGTGATAGTGAAGACTTTTCTGCAATTTGTATTATTGATTTTGATGAGAGAGAACAAGTTGTTGAATACATAGGAAAAATACCACCTGATGATTTAGCGAACATTGCATATAAATGGGGAGTATTGTATGATGCATTTATTGTGATTGATATTACAGGAGGTATGGGAGTAGCAACCTCAAGAAAACTACAAGAATTGAATTATAAAAATCTCTATGTTGAAGGTGTAAACACTCAAAACATTTGGGAGTATAATAGAAAGGCTATGGAGAAAATTCCAGGTCTTAACTTTAACAACAAAAGAACTCAAATTGTCGCAGCATTTGAAGAACAATTAAGAAAAGGTTTCCAAGTTAGGTCAAGTAGATTATTAAATGAGCTTAATACGTTTGTTTATATGAACGGAAGACCTGACCACATGAAGGGTGCACACGACGATGCTATCATGAGTATGTCAATGGCCCTATATGCCGGTGATATGTGTTTCAATCAGTTACAAAAAAACGATTCTAAAAACAAAGCAATGATAGAATCATGGGCGTTATCTGAAAGAACATATGAACCAAACAAAACCTTTTATTCTTATGGTACATCATTTGACCAAATAGGTTCTATGGGTATGGATAATAATCAAATTTACCACGGAAATAACCCAAACAACGCAACTAAAGAGACATATCAAGAAAATTCGTGGCTATTTGGGGGTCGTAGATAATACTTCCATTTGTTAAATAATTAGTTTATATTATAAAGAAAAGTATTTATATACATGGCAGAACAAAATCCAACCGTCTTTCAGAAACTTACCAGAATGTTTGGTTACCCTGGACAAGTAAAACAGGAAACCACACCGTCATTTAATTTTAGTAAAGACGAATTATTAAAAACAGATAGTAAGGAAGAGTTTGAAAAAGCTTTACTCCAAGCACAACAAAGTTCATATATTGCCGATAAGTGGGCAAAATTAGACCAAAACCTATATAATCAATCAATATACTACGAACCAAACAGATTGGCAGCGTATTATGATTATGAATCTATGGAATTTACTCCTGAGATTTCTGCAGCATTAGACATTTATTCGGAAGAATCAACGACTATGTCAGAAAAGGGTGAGATATTAACCATCTATTCTGAATCAGATAGAATTAAAGGCATACTTGAAGATTTATTCCATAATAAAATGGATATTAACACAAACTTACAAATGTGGGCTCGTGGTGTGTGTAAGTATGGTGACAACTTTGTTTATTTAAAAATAAATCCTGAAAAAGGAATTGTTGGTGTACAACAATTACCAAATATTGAGATTGAAAGGATTGAAGGTGCATCAAGTAAAACACCTAATCAAAAAGATATCAAAACTCCAATCAGAGAATTACGTTTTCAATGGAAGAATAAAGATATGGAATTCCAAGCATGGGAAGTTGCTCACTTTAGAATTTTAGGTGACGATAGAAAGTTACCATATGGTACTTCTATGTTAGATAAGATTAGAAGAATTTGGAAACAACTTTTACTTGCTGAAGATGCTATGTTAATTTACAGAACATCAAGAGCACCTGAAAGACGTGTATTTAAAGTATTTGTTGGTAACATGGACGATAAGGATATTGAACCATATGTACAAAAAGTTGCAAACAAATTTAAACGTCAACCTGTATCAGACCCACGTAATGGTCAAGTCGATATGAGATACAACCAAATGGCTGTAGACCAAGATTATTTCGTACCTGTTCGTGATCCGTCACAAACAATGCCGATTGAGACATTACCAGGGGCACAGAACTTAGGTGAAATTGCGGACATTGAATATATTCAAAAGAAATTATTGGCGGCACTTCGTATTCCTAAGGCGTTCTTAGGTTTTGAAGAAGTTGTTGGTGATGGTAAGAACCTTGCGTTAATGGATATTCGTTTTGCAAGAACAATTAATAAGATTCAAAAATCGTTAATACAGGAACTTAATAAAGTTGCATTAATTCATTTATACCTTTTAGGTATGGAAGATGAATTAAATAATTTTGAGTTATCATTAACCAACCCGTCTGCTCAATCCGATTTATTAAAAATTGAACAATGGAAAGAAAAAGTGACTCTTTATAAAGACGCAACTTCTGACCAATCTCAAGTAGGTATTTTACCTGTTTCACACACGTGGGCGAAGAAAAATATTCTTGGATTTAGTGAGAATGAAGTTATACTTGATTTACAACAACAACGTCTTGAAAGAGCGATTGGTTTTGAATTGACAAACACACAAAATATTATCAAACGTTCAGGTATATTTGATGATGTAGATAGAAAGTATGGTATATCTGAAGAAGAGAGGTCTAAATTAGAAGCCGCAGGTGCAACAGGTGAAGCACCAGGTGGTGGAATGGGTGGTGGAATGGATATGGGAGGTGGTTCATCACCAGCTCCTGAAGCGGCACCACCAGCCGGCGGAGAAGGTCCATTAAGTGAATCAATTAACAATAGAGGTAAAAAATCTAAAATATTAGGTATGTTAGGTGAAGAAGAAATGAAATTTACTGATTTATTTGACATGGATAAGGCACAACAGAATATTTATGAAATGGAACATAAATTAAATGAAATATTAAACGACTAAAAATGAAGAAATTCGGAGTTATAAAAACTAAATTATTAAACAAATTAACAGAATCTTATTCAAATGAGAATAAGACTGAAATTAAAAGTATTTTAAAAGAAATTAAAGAAAATAAGGACTTTAAGGAGATGTATTTGTTTTATGAAGAAATTGAAACTAAACACATATCAGACAAAGAAACTGCAAAATTATATGTTGAGGGTTTAAGTACTATTTTAATCCAAAGTAAAGAAAATCTTAATGTATTTTGTGAGTCGTTGAACAAAAAATTGGACAATACTGAAATTATTAGTAATGACATTTACGACGCATTGGATACATTATCTGAGAGTGATAAATTAAGTAACATTGAGAAGAAGGTAATTGCCAAAAAGAAATTAGTAGACCATTTAACAACTAAAAAAGAAATTAGTGAATCAAAAGATTCAACATTAGTTCCAAACGAAACATTATTAAACGCAGTTTTAGCAAATAATTTCAACGTTCTTTACACAAATACGTTATCTGAATCTCAAAAAGAAGAATTAAAAAATATCTTATCAATACCGTATGAAGAATTATTAACTAAAACTTCAGAATTAAAAGAATCGGTTCTAAGTAAGGTTGATTCGTTATTAATTGAATCAAACGATAATGAATTAAAGAATAAATTAGATAGTGTAAAAAAGGAGGTGAACGGAATGTCACCATCGAAGTATAACTACTACAGATTAACAGAATTAAAAAATGGTCTTAATTAAGACCATTTTTTATTTGTTGTACATAGATTGCTTTTAACTTCTCTTCTCTCTTAATCACTGAAGGTTTTGTAAACTCTTGTCTTTCCCTCAATTTTTGGATTTGTTTAGTCTTTTGAACTTTTTGTTTGTAAGTTCTCAGAGCACTTTCTATGCTTTTTTCCTTTGTTAAATCGATTATAATCATATTATATAAGTATATTACAAATATATGAAAAATATTTTTGTTTTTTAAGTATTTTTTTGTTATATTTTAAATAACACCATAATAAAAATATATAACATGAAAAATTGATGAAAATTGGTAAGTACATTCCTTTGGGAACGTACAAAAACGTAAAAATCGGATATGGAACCGTTGATTTTAAAAATCTAAAAACCATTTACTTAAAATTAAATTCTTGGGTTCAACCTGATAATGAAACTGACGATTTTGATTTTACAATTCACAAATCGAGAAGAAAATTAAAACAAATTGTAGGCCAACTTAAAAATCCGTTATTTAAAGAACAATCTATTGTTGATTTAGATATTAGAACAAAAGGAATACAATTAGAAAAGAGGTCATTTATGAATTTAGAAATAACATTGTATGTTAATAAACAATTCGATATCAAAACTAAAGATATTAAGAATTCGATTAAAAACATATTGGAAAATGTTGTGGATGAGGGATTAAGTGATAAAAAACTCTTTAATTTCAACAAATCTAAAAAATAACTAAGTTATCGATGTATTTATAGGAGAATAAATCCGTAAATGAAGATATTAGGTCCAAACGAAACAGGGAGAGGAATTTTAATCGAATATGACGCTGGTCATGTTTCCCCTGACGACAACAAAAAAGTTATATCAGAAATGAAGAATCTTGACTTCTCAGAAGACTTGATTCTTTATGCTGTTTTGCAAAAATATGACACCCCAAATAAGAATGGTAGAATCTATCCTGAAGCAATTCTAAAAAGGGAAGATCAAAAATATCAACAACTTATTAAAAAAGGTGGTGCATTAAACGAATTAAATCACCCATCATCATCCCTTATTGACTTAGACAGAGTTTCACATTCTATTCTTGAAACTTGGTGGGATGGTAAAATGCTAATGGGTAAAATCAAATTATTCACATCACCAGGTTGGAGAAAGATGGGAATCGTATCTACAAAGGGTGACCAAGCTGCAATGTTGATTATGAACGGAGCAACTTTAGGTATATCCTCTCGTGGTGTAGGTTCACTTAAAAACGTTAAAGGTCAAAATATAGTTCAAGAAGATTTTGAATTAGTTTGTTTTGATTTAGTATCGTCTCCATCAACTCCGGGTGCATATGTTTTCTCTGATCCATCTGAAAGAGACCAATTCCAAGAAATGGTTCAAGAAAAACCAATGTTGGATGATAGAATGAAAAAATTAATGGGTGGATTAGATAGATTTTTATCCAAATAACAAATTTTATAGGGTTAGTAATATTGAAAAAAAGGATTTTTCGATATTTCCTACTATTTATAAGGTAATAAAACAACAATTTTCACAATGAGCGAAAAATCAATTTTAGAACAAGCGTTACTTCAAGTACAAACTCTTGAAGAAGCAGTTAAGCAAAATGCAAAAGGTATACTTGCTTCAACTATGAAGGAAGAACTAAGCGACTTGCTTAAAGAATCATTGGAAGAAGAGGAAAAAGTTGCAGATGACGAAGAGATGAAAGAAGATTCTTTGGATGAGCAACCAACACCTGACGAAGAGGAAGACGATATGTCAGATGAGGACGCAGAAGATGCGGACGATGCTGAAAATGACACAGACCTCGATAACGAAGACCCAGCGAAAGGAATCGATTCTTTAGATTCTGACGACGAAATGTCTCATGACGAACCTGACGCAGATAATGCGGGTGGTATGTCTGACTTCGACGCAGATAACGAAGACGATGACGTTATGGATATGACAGGAGCATCTGATGAAGAAGTTCTTAAAGTATTCAAGGCTATGAAACCAGAAGATGGTATCGTAGTTAAAAAAGACGGAAACAATGTAAGCCTTGAAACTGGTGACGACGAATTCATTATCAAACTTGATGGCGATGATGACGATTCAGAATTAGACGAAGAGTGGACAAATGAGGAAGCTCCTGCGGTTGATGAAGAAGAGGCATTATATGAAATCGAATTAGATGAGGAAGACGAAGATGAAGATGAATTAAACGAAACTGCACTTAAAGGTTTATCAAAACCAAAGAAAGTAGAACCTAAGGAATCTGCACTTAAAGGTTTATCAAAACCAAAGAAAGTAGAACCTAAAGAAGAAGCTTTAGCAGGTTTAAAGAATCCTAAAAAGGTTGAACCTAAAGAGTCAGCTCTTAAAGGTTTATCTAACGCAAAGAAAGTTGAACCTAAAGAGGAAGAAGAAGTTGATGAGGCATCTCATTTAACTTTCGCAGCAGATGCTAGAGGTGCGGCAAAACAAGGTAAAAAATATAAAGCAGGTCGTCCTGAGGGATTGAATGAAGAAGTTGAAAACTTGAAAAAGCAAAACGCTGAGTACAAGAAGGCACTTGTTCTTTTCAAAGACAAGCTTAATGAAGTTGCCGTGTTTAATGCAAACTTAGCATACGCTACACGTTTATTCACTGAACATTCAACAACAAAACAAGAGAAATTAACTATTCTTAAGAGATTTGATAGTATTTCTACTTTAACAGAGTCTAAAAATTTATTCTCACAAATAAAAACTGAATTAGGTACTAAAACTAACGTAACTGAATCAGTTGTAGAAAAAATCTCAAACGCACCATCAACTTCAAGTTCTACAGAGGTTTTAGCCGAGTCAAAAGCTTACATGAACCCACAATTTGCTAGAATGAAGGATTTGATGAGCAAAATAAAATAATAAATAAAAAAAACAAAATACAATTTTAAAATGGGAGCATTATTAGAATCAGGTATGGTAGGTAACATTGGTCTTAAGCACTTACGTGTGATCAAAGAAGATACCATCAAAAAATGGGATGAGTTAGGATTTTTAGAAGGTCTTGACGGTCATCAAAAAGATAACATCGCGCAATTATATGAAAACCAAGCGTCTTATTTAATCAACGAAGCGGCTGTAGCTGATGCGTCTGGTTCATTCGAGACTGTGGTATTCCCTATCATTCGTCGTGTATTCTCTAAATTATTAGCTAACGACATCGTGTCTGTACAAGCTATGAACTTACCAATTGGTAAATTATTCTTCTTCATTCCTAAAATTCAGGAATTAAGAGGTGGTGATAGTCACTATCAACCATATTCTGGACCAAACGGTGTTACAGGTAACAACGCAGTAGGTGATGGTTACCCAACTGGTAAAAGAAGTCTTTATGATCGTTTCTACGAGAATAGTGACGCTTTAACTGAAGGTCTTTTTGATTATTCAAAAGGTGCGTTCTCAAGTCAATCATTAACAGTAGCAGGTTACGCAGCTTTCGCAGCTGGTGTTGTTACAATTGATGGTACAGCTTTAGCAACTGGTACAACTAAATCAAGTGTTGTATTAGCATTATCAGGTTTCACACAATCAGGTGCTGGTAAATTATCAGGTCCTAACGGTAACGAAATGGATACAGAAGAATTTTTAGCTTCATTAGAAGTTAGAACAACTGATGCTAATTTACGTTCTTTCTTAGGAATTACAACTGCTCCACTTCCAATCAATATCGTTACTAACAAGTACGGTAAAGGTCTTGTTGAGTACGGTCAAAAATCTGCAGGTAATACTGGTAGTTTCCAAGATATTTGTGACATCGAAGGTGTGATTTATGTACAAGTAGATTTACAAAAATATGACCCAACTTCAGGTTTCTCTGATTATGAAGTAACTGGTTCTACATTAGCAATTAATGAATTCGCAGTAACTTATCGTCAATATGCATCTTTAGAATTTGAAGATGAAATCGGTGAAGTATCTTTCGATTTAGAATCTGTAACAGTTTCTGTAACTGAAAGAAAATTAAGAGCTAGCTGGTCTCCAGAATTAGCACAAGACGTTAGTGCATTCCACAACATCGACGCTGAAGCTGAATTAACAGCTTTATTATCTGAGCAAATCGCTGCTGAAGTTGACCGTGAAATCTTACGTGACTTACGTAAAGGTGCCGCATGGACTGCTAAGTGGGATTACAACGGATGGAAGTACGGTGGAACAAACGGTGCTACATTACAAGGTTACACTCAAAAAGATTGGAACCAAACGTTAATCACTAAGATTAACCAATTATCAGCTCAAATCCACAAGACTACATTAAGAGGTGGTGCTAACTGGATTGTTGTTTCTTCAGAAGTTTCTGCAGTATTCGATGATTTAGAGTATTTCCACGTATCTAATGCAGATCCTGAGCAAGATACATATAACATGGGTATCGAGAAAATCGGTTCATTAGCTGGTCGTTACCAAGTTTATCGTGATCCTTACTTCCCACCAAACAAAATCTTGATTGGTCACAAAGGTAAGTCATTATTAGACGCTGGTTACATCTACGCTCCGTATGTACCTTTACAATTAACTCCAACTATGTACAATCCTTTCAACATGACTCCTATCAAGGGTATCATGACAAGATACGCAAAGAAAATGGTGAACAACCGTTACTTCGCAACTATCGATGTAAAAGGAATCCAAGTATTTGGAACAGATACTTTAAGATAATCTTAATAGGAATCTATAAAAAAACCCTCGAGAAATCGGGGGTTTTTTATTTTTGGTATATTCCAGAATATTTCTTATATTTGTGATTATGGGTGAAATTACCGACTATAGTAAACTTAGACTTGACGTCCTTGAAAAAATGATACATTCGAGAGGTTTGGAATGTAAGATGAAAAAGGATGAGATGGTAAAGACGTTAAAATTAGATGACGAAGGAAAATATGAGGTTCCAATGAAGGAAACCACATATGAAAAATTCGATGGTGGATTTAATGTCGGTATTGACCTTAAAAATCACCCTGATTTGGTATTGATGGGTAAATTTGTTGAAAAAAAGGATGCTAAATCACTTAACCGATATTCAGATGGTAGACTTTGGTATTGGTCAAAAATTAAATTAATATAATGAATTGGACTGAGTATTTTTTAAACATTGCAGAACAGGTTAAACTTAAATCTAAGGACCAATCTACACAGATAGGTGCAGTTATAGTGGGTAAGGATAATGAGGTCCTTTCTACGGGATATAATTCGTTTCCAAGGGGTTTAGATGATTCGTTACAAGAACGTCAGGAAAGACCCGAAAAGTACTTCTGGTTTGAACACGCTGAACGTAATGCAATTTATAATGCAGCACGCGTAGGAACACCATTAAAGGGTTCCATAATATACCTTACTTCAGGACTACCATGTATGGACTGTGCTAGAGGTATAGTAAACAGTGGAATTCAAACTGTTTACTGTAAAGAGGTGTGTACCACAAAAAATAAGGAGAAGTGGGATGAATCTCAAAAGAAATCTCTCCAACTCCTCCTTGAATGTGGGGTTGATGTAAAATACTACTAATTACCAAGTTCTACAAGCCCAATAACGAGGTTTCCAACGTGGACCCGGACTTTCACAATGATGTCTTGCTCTAAATGATTTACGTCTTTGTGGGTTATTCTTTTTAATTTTCATTACTTTACCATGGGCGGATTTACCACCAAAACCGAAATTTACTTTAACAACCTTACCCTTGTCATTCTTGACGTACACTTTAAACTTTTTAATATCACCTTGCATGATTTTTCCAAGTTGAACTTTACGTCCTTGATACTCGGCCTCATTTAACATGTTATCAACAACATAATTTGTGTTTTGTATTGAACCGAATTCGTCTTCATATATCAATACAGGAGTTTCTTCGTTATATTCGAATAACCTTTGAAACTGTTCTTCAGTAACTACTAATTTCATAATTTTATCTTTTTTATTTTCATTTAATCTATCAACCTCTTTAAACCTTAAAGGATTTGACATTCTTTCAGGTTGGCTGTGTAATCTTTTTTTACGAGTAAAAGCGAAACTTCTACTTTTTTCATTAATATCGTTTCCCTCATCAAAATGAGTCATAGTTGGTTTATTTCCTTTACCAATCTTTGGATCTTTCTTTTCTGCTCTTCTCTTTTGGGAAGTCATTGCTTTCTTTTCTTTTTTACTATAAGAAGATGCAACTTTTGGGGTTTCCTTTGATACTTTTTTTGAAGGTCTACATTTTGGGTATGATTTACCGTCAGCATCTTTTCTACCACATGGTGGATGTTTACCATCTACCTTTTTAGATACGTCTACCCACTTTTCTTTAAACCATCTTCTAAGGTCTTCTTTTAAAACCTCACCTGATTCAATCGATTCATTAATATATTTTAAATCTTCTTTGGATACGATGATATTCATACTATAATTTAGTGTCTTTTATAAATTTATTATAAGCTGATTTATAAGACTTTTGACTTTCGTCGTTAAAATCTTTGGTGTATTGCCAATTCCAATATAAATCGTCATTTACTTTAAATCCATAAAATGAATGAACTTGTTTTTGTAAATCGACAACATTACTTCCATTCCAATTATGTCCTGTACAAATGTAACCCGATTCAATATCCTTCACTATATTAGATTCATTTTGATTTGTATGTCTATTTTCAATCCAATTAAGTCTTTCAATTAGATTTTGATAATACATATTTGTTTGTCCCCATCTTACCGAACTAAAAAAAACAACTATATCTGACTCAAATAATTCTTTAGATATTTTCCAAAGTTCATCCGATTTGTTATTGATACTAGCCCAACATCTGTGATGACCTGAAGGATTTTTATCCTTGTCTTTGAGTTTGGATTTTAACACCCCACATGAATCTCCATCTTTTCTTGACACGTTACCTTCACAAGGAAATATCTTAAGTTCGGGTACATCTATTAATGATGAATTATCACCTAATTCATCATTAAGATACATCGCAATCATTTTAGATTTTGGTATATCAATATCATTTTTATCCCAATTATGTCTATTAGAACAACTTAATAGTAAAACTTTTTTCTTCTTTTTAAGAATGTCCAACGTTTTCTTTAGAGATTTCCACGCATCGGATTGTACCATCTCCTCTGAAATCATCATTTCCCTAATCCTTTGTATGTTCTCTTGTAAATTCATTTATTTACATTTTTTCCAACCACCACCTTTTGATTTATAATTTTTTGCCGCCCAACCATTTGCATATGCAGATGGGTATACGTCAAATTTTGCTTTAGCTGCAGCTTTAGATGCCGCCCATTTTGCTGGGTCGGTAGGACAATTTTTACTTTCGTCTATTTCACCGTAAGATTCATTTTTATCTTCTTTTTTCTTACTAATTGCAATTGCAGCTTGTTGTGCACGTGACGAAGCCTCTTTAATGGATTTATTTTTAGGTACACAATTTGGAACCATTTTACCATTTTTCATTTTACCCCCAACTTGTTTGTATCCTTCCCAACAAGATTCGTTTAAATCACCTTTTTTTGTTTCGTTCATTAAAAAATCAAAAACTTGATCCATATTTTCTTTAGCTGTTGAAATATGGTCATCAGCCCAATCGTGACCGTTTTCTAAAATTTCGTTAACCATATCATGGTCAAGTTTTAATAATAAATCACATTGTCTTCTTATCTGTTCTAAATTACTGAAGAACATGTAATTAGAAACTCCTGATTCATTTTCTTTAATGACCTTTTTAACAACTTTTCTTAGTTGTTCTTCGGTTAATTTAATTGTTTTCATATTAGTATAAATATCTTACTTCTCCGACACAATCTCAAACTTGATTGGTTCTTTATAATGAATTTCTTCGGTGTGTGTTTTACCCTTTAATTCAATGTGATATTCCCTCGGAATATATATCGAGGTATCAAAATGAAATGAATTTTCGTTATTCGTTTTATCAATTAAAGTCCAATCATGAACTATAACCTGAGTTCTACCCTCAAGAATATATACTCTATAGTATAATTCATCTAATAAAACTGTTTTTGGTTGATTGATAGATCTCATTGAGATTGTTATTTTTCTAACATCTCCTCTTTTAATCTTTTCGTTCAGTTTAATACCAAAAAATTGGAAACTGTATCTTTCTAATTCCGTTTGATTTTCACCAATTGTAAATCCATAAGATATTGGATTCGGTACAAATTTTTGTGTGACGTCAGGAACTTCGGAACCTCCTATTGATAAGTTACTCCAATTATCGTAAAAGAATTTCTTACCATCACACTGTAAACTATCAATAGTAAATGTGACCTTATAAACACCCTTTTTAACTAATGTTACTTCTAATTCTTCCAAACCTTCTATTTGAGTTCTGGTGTTGTCCAATATATTAACAACAGGTAGATTATCTAAATTGTAAAAATTACCACCTTTTGTAACATATAGATATAAGTTTTGTGGCTGTCTGATAATAAAGTTTGACCTATTGTCTTTAATCACATCATCGAAATAAGACTCTACATAGGGTTCAAAAAATGTTTGTGTGTATTTTGTAAAGAAAGCAACTGATTGGTCAACTGCAACACTTAAATCTTGATATACAACATCAAATGCAATACCTAAACCTTGATTAATTGTTTGACCTGATATGACTTGATTTACATAGTTGGTAATATCGACATTCATGTCTTCATTTCCATTATCAAAAGTTTGCTCCCCGACTATAACAGGTGAATTAGAATAAATACCCGGTGTGTTCCAACCATTCATGGTGGTTCTATAATACCAGTTAGATGGTCTTTCGTCATATGTTTTGTTACCATCAACAAAGTCGTATGAAACGTCTTGATAATCAAAACCGATACCTTCATCCCAATATTGGGATATTTTGAATACGATTAATTTAAATGACACGGCCCTATCCCTACCCGTGGTTCTATTTAAACCTTTTAAACCCTCGTCACCAAATATTGTATTGGTAAGATGTAGGATGTGTCTGGTGTTAGAATCGACAACAAGTTCGTTACTATTTACCTTGTTTCTTAACGTAGTTAAATCGACTTTAAATATAAATTTGGAAAACCCTGAACCGTAAAAAATCTCAGTTGTTGGGTTTTTAGACGTATTAATACGACTATCCTTGATTAACGTATTGTTTTTCTCAAAATATGAACGGAAATATGACATCTTTTTTATTAATAAATATCAAATTAGTTGATTCTAATCGATTTGTTTAATAAGTCATTTTCCAAAGTTGAGATTTGTTTCTGTAAACGGATAAAATTAGGGTCACTTTTAACCAATGGTTCCGTAGGTTGATGTTGGTGACTTTCTAGTAAATCCATCATTGTAGTTAATATTTCCAATAGGATTTCACCTCTCACTAACGCATATGTATTTGGGTGAATGTCCTCCACAAAATTACTATGTGTTGGTTCGTATTTGTCTAATTTTTTAAAATTAATAGGTTTTAACTCATTAGTATCCGTTGATACTAAGTAGATAGTGTCACTCTTAATTGACGCAAAAGATTGTTCTTGTTTTTCTTCGGTTTCTTTTAATCTTTTAAGTTTTTTAACCTCATCCTCAAATGGAATATTTGCGTCATTTTTTGAAAAAATCATCCCTTTTGTGAATCTATTGAATGGGTCAATCTTACTAAAAATAAGTTCTCTATTGGTTTGACTTGTTCCTGTTAATGTACTTACCGCCGAAACTTTCTTTGGTCTAAAATAAAATGGATGAACATTTTCTTCCAAATCCATTGCATTAAAATGTCTAAACCCATAACGATTAAAACCTTTAATAATGTCCCTAACAGTGATATATGCTTCAGTAACACCTGAAACGGTAACTGTAAATGTATGACCAGTGTCGTTTGGGAATTCATTAAAATCACTAAACACGTTAACTAATGTGGAACCTGTGGTGATTTTGGCGTCGTCAATTTTTACATTTTGTATATTAAATAAATCATTGTCATTTTGAGTGTTATAAATGTCGAAGTTAATCTTCGTTGCACCCGTAAAACTAAAATCTTCTATTTCATATTCCACCATGTATTTTAGTTTACCTGTTTTGAATTTTTTAGTTTTCTCTTCTTCTTCAACAAGTTCTAATTTTCTTGGGAATTTTTTTAATGTTAATGTTGCAACGTTGTCGGACATCAAAGGTTGACTTATCAATTTTTTTCTATCAGCAGAATTAGCAAATTCTTTAGTTGGGAATTTACCTCCTCTAATATTCACACCACTATCAGTAAATAAAACATCTGAACCATACATTCCTGAAACCGCATAATGTTCGGGTTTAGCAAACGCACCTTTCGCCTTTTTTTCAACATAACTTCCGTCGGGTAAAAATACGTCAGGACCTTTTTTAGACGCATTACCTAAAGTTGTTTCACTAACACCCTCTGAAAAAGTTTGATTATTAAAATCATGGGCAGAATTAAATGGTCCAGCAATATATTCTTTGTTTACTAACTCCTTGTCAGTATCATATAAAAATATTTTAACGGGTTGTTTAACTTCAGGTACATGGTTAAAACTACCGGGTAAAAGAGGTGACGCAATAAACGGATCATTCTCATCCCAAGGTTCGTATTTGAATCCTCCCTCGATAAAACCAGGATTAGATGAAAATGATTTAAATCTAATTCTACCTAATCCTAATGGATCTATGTTATCATCACATATACCTATAAAAATTGTTTTCATTTCTTAACTCTTTTACCTATTTCGTTATTTACGTCATTATATAAATTTTCAACAGTTTCTAAATGTCTTGTTAAATCTATAATGATTTGTTTAGTTTTTTCGTGTTCAGTATAAAGTTCATTAATGACTAAAAATAAATCTTTGTTTGATTTATTTTCAACATCTTTTATTATCTCAATAATTTTTTCCTTATCCATAATTAATAAAATACAGAATTTACTTTTAAAGAACCTCTCGGTATTGTTACTGGTTTTCCATCGGCAGTAAAACCAAAACCAGTTTCATTACCACCCGCAGCAACACCATTATTTACGATATTACCAACCATACCACTAATTACTGATTTTGCGTGGTTAATTTGTTTATTTGGTTCACCGTGAATATCATTTAGATTTACACCATTCTTTTGTGCATTTTCAATAAAATCAATTAACATACTTGTTTCACTTGTACCTGGTCTTAAATTGGCAAATGAAGCCAACAACGCAGGTAACGGTAAACTAATTGATGATGCTGACAATGCGGTGTTTATAGTCGTTAAAATAGTATTATATAGTGCATTACAATCATCTAAATTAGAATTAATAACCGCAGTAATTAAAGCGATTAAACCGGCAATTATCAATGCGTATTTTTTAAATTTATCTTTTAAGATTTTAAGTGCCAATTGTTTAATAAAATCTAATATGTCTCTTTTAATTCTACCCCAAATTTCAGTAATGAATTTCCAGAAAATATCTTTGATAATTTTTGTAAATAATTTATAAAGTTTCTTTAATATTTCTTTAGCTGAAGTTAAAGTTTGTTGACCCTTTAAGACTACAGCTTTGTAAATTACTACAATTGGTAATAAAAATTTAGGGGACATAACAGAACCAATCATCGCCTTGGGCATATTCAAAATAAAACTATTCATTATGTTGATGTGAAAATTTTGTAATGAAGCGACTTGACCTGAATTCTGATATGAGAGATTTGCAACGTTATATAATGTGTTATCAACAACTTGATTTAAACTCATTTTATTATTGTTGTTTACCATGTAAACAAAATCTTCAAATGTCGAAACGTCTGTTGGTACATTAACATCATTACAATCCTTAAATTTTATAACTTTTTGGAATCTTCTACTTTCTTCTTCTAAATCAATTCCTTCTACATCGTCAAAATCAAAATAAGATTCTTCAATTTCATCGTTAGTATTGAAGTTTGCTTTAGATA